CCTCCTTAAATTTTTGCAATAAAAAAAGACTACTCGCTTAAAGTAACCTTTGCGAAGTTTTCAATATTTGTAAGCATGATTCCATATGTGAAATCTTTAAGCATAATATGAACTTTTTCTCCTTGATTGTTCATATCCTGATATGTATGAATTTCACCTTTCATATCAAGATTTCCAATTTTTCCTGCTACACCATAAATACGTTTATCAGGAAGTAGAAGAGAACCTGTTCCAGTTTTCTTTGCACCAGAAATACCAGCAATTCCGATTCCGTCGTATGTTTTAACAAGACCATATCTGTTAAAATCATCTTTCATAGATTCACTCATATACTGCGCAAAGTTTGGCATACGTCTAATAGCTTGTGCATATTTATTTAATGTAATAATTACACTATCGCTTGCTCTATCATTAAGATAAAGTGAAAGTTTATCCATTGCTTCAAGTGTTGGTGTAGTACCATCAACAGTGATTAACTGCTCACCACCTTTAACAGCTTCATCTGCTTGAGCAAGAGCATCGAAGAAGAGTGCGTTCTGACAAGCTTCTTTCATAAATGTAGTAAGAGTAGCAATTGACTTGAAGCCATTCTTACGCAGGTCTACATAAGATAGGTCAGTTTCAACCTGACGGTTTTTCCATGTAGGTTTCAGTACGGAAATATCAATGTAAGAACGATCTACTGTACCGCCTTTTGCTGCCATGTGTGCGACTAATGTATTCTTTGGATCTTTGTGACCTTCATAGTCATCAAATTCTCCAACAGAACCTCTATCAAAAATTTGATCCAGAAGTTCATCTGGTGCATTATAAATTTCTTCATTTACAGTTCTATTAATGAACTCTGCAATTGTACACTCTGGGTCTTTTCCAGTCTTACCAATTTCTCTAGCCCATGCATCAGAAATCTCAGCAATTTCTTTTTCCTCGGCATTGAGTTCTCTTTTGTATTCTACTTTTTCAGCGACATCAAAGAGTACACCCTCTTTGCTCATAATGTCTTTAATCTCTGTATTAATAGCCATTGTGCTAATTCCTCCTTATCCTAATTATTCACCTTTTTCTACAGCATCAGCTTCTACACGAATCATGATGAGATCATGGTCATTATCTTTAAATGGTTTCTCATATACATATTTAGAAGAACCTGTAGTAAGTTTTTGCCATTTACCATCAGCACCTACAGATACAGGTGTTCCATCAGCAACGTCACCAGAAAAGTCAGCGGTTTTAAACTGGTCTGTTGCAAATTTCTCACCATCTGTATATCTTTCCAGTCCAAGAAACTCATCTTTTGCGATATTTACAAAATCTTCATCATAATCGGACATGTCCTGTCTTGCTGCATTAATTCCAGTTGGGATACGTTCTTTTGTTGCTACATAAATATTTGCTACAGTTTCTTTCTTTGGAAGTTCAACAGTAGTAGCGTCTTTAATTACAACGCCCATACCTGTAACAAGTGCTACACCAGCTTTGTGCATTGTATCTTTTGGCTGTGCGCCATTACGTCTAATATCACGAATCATTACATTTTCCTCCTGTTATCGTCTTAATAAAAATTTGGTCATGAAAGAACTTGCGCTTTCATCTACATCATCAGTTTCTAAACTTGCTGTTGCAGTCATAGGATTTTCCTCTGCTTTTGTTTCAACATCCTCTGTTACATCAGTCTCTTCTTTATCAAAAGAAGCAATATATTTTTCTGCGATTAAACTATTGATGGCAGTTTTATCTCTTGCTTCAATTAATTCAGCAATTTCAGCTTTTGCGATTTCTTCCTCAGTAAATAATCCACCCTTGAGTAGATTTTTCTTGAGAGATTCTTTTTCTTCTGCAATTTCAGCTTCAATCTTTTCTTGTTCTGCTTTTTCAACCTGTTCTTTATATGGTTGTAATTCAGAAATCTGTACATTAAGTTTTCCGATTTTCTCACCTGCGGAAATAACAGCTTTGTCTTTAATTTCAAGTTCTGCTGTTAAAGTTTCGATTTTCTCATCTTTCTCAGCGAGTACAGTATTTACATCTGTAACAGAAACTGTAAGTTTTACATCCTGTGGCTCAGAAACAGTTACTTCATCATTCTCAACTGTGTATGTAAATAATTTGTAATCAAGCTGAGTTGGTGCATCGTCAGATTTAAACCAAATAATATGATCTTCTGGAAACCAATAAGAGATATATCCCCAAAATTTAGTTGCATCTTGACACGCTTTATTAATTTTTCTGAATAAATCTCTATCTGTTAAAGATGCTGTTTCTGGTTCTTTTGTAATATCCTCTGATTCGACTTCTGATTCAGCAGTTTCTTTTGTTTCTGATGTATCTTCTGCACAAGAAGTTTTCTTTTTCTTTTCAGCAGTTTCTTCATCTTTTTTCTTTTTGTCTTTTTCTGTTTCATCTACAGAATCAGGTGTTTCCTTTTCTTTTTCTGTATCTTCAACAGAGACATCTTTCTTTGTCTTTTCAGCCAAATTCATGTCCTCCTTTACTTCGTTTTCATAGTTTGCTATATCAGTATTTGAAATATCAGTCATAAGTGCATCGGCAAGTTCATCGTCTAATTCGGCATATTCAATTACGCCACTTCCTGGAACAGCAGGAACATGATTTTTACCAAGCACACAATTACCAATAAATTCAAAAACTTTATAAATTTTATTTTCGCCCTCAGTAACCACATCAGTTGCAGTTAATTCCCAAGAGCTACTAATTTCTCCATCGTCCCATAATTTATCAAATACTTTGAAGTATTCTGGAAAACGTGAAGTCCAAAGTTTGGTCTTGATTAAAATACATTTTGGTGTACCCTCATAACCATCTACTTCACGTTCCTCGATCCATGCGTCAGTAACGCTACCAATTGGAACAGTGTCAAAATGACTTTTCTTTTTTCCATCCTTAGTTTTTTCAATAGTCAATTCATGACCACCAAAATCTACTGGTTGTCCAAAAATATTCTTTTTAAGTTTGGCTACAATAGGGTATCCAACGATTGTGTCAAAATATTTTTCACCTGCTTCTTCTGGAATGATTCTTCCATATGAATCAGGCTCATCTAACACACTGATTAAAAAGACAGCTTCCTTATAATTGGTATAAGACGCTATAGATATGGGGCGACTATTTAGAATAATTCTTTCATCATCCATCACAATCACCTCGTTAATTTACTTTAGATTCTTGATAGTTACTATCATATTCTTGTTTAGACTCGTCCACTGAGTTACCATTTACGGTACTTCCTTTAGGTCTACCACCAGTAGAATTTTCCTCTTGTTGCTCATCTATTTGTTCATCCTGATTACCAGATGAATTATATGATGTTGGATGAGGAATAAATATTTCATCAACGCCAGTATCTTGTTCTGATTTTCTACGTTCCATTTCATCATTAAAATCCATATCCAGTGTTTCGTATGCAGTACGGAATGAACAATTGAGTTTAGAATATAAGAACTCTGCAAGATCCTTTTTCATTTCAAACTCCAATAATTCTGCGTCAAGAATATGTGGAGTAGGACAGTATTCAATAGGAATTTTTTCTTCTGTTAATACAATTTCATACCATCTCTGCAAAATAACTTCTTGTCGTTCTGCAATTTTGTTGATAGTACGCATAAGCTGTTTAATTGAAATATTTGCAGTACTGACAGTTTGCTGACCATCAGTATTCAGAAATGAAATACCTAGAGCAGATGTAACACGAGAACGATATTGTTTTACTGTACTTTCGTTAGTAAATTCTACAGATGGTTCTACATACATAACCTTTTCAACACATGGAGGTGGGGTATATACAACTGTAGGATTCGCCCATGCCGCCATTAAACAAGTATGAGCATAAGCCATATCTTCAAGCCCTTTTTTATCATAAGTATCACCCATTGTTTCTTTACGCATAATCTGAGTGATAATTTTCTTAGCTTTAGCTTTAGCATTAACAGCATCCGCTTTATCACAATTATCCAACATAATTTTGGGCTTTAATGCCTTGAAGACAGGAGATAAACCATATGTTCTGCCTAGATTTCCAAAACGATTAACCCCTGTACGTCTAATGTCAAGTCTTGCATATTTTTCTCTGGCAACGTAAGCATCAATAACTTCTTTTGGATAGTTATTTTTTACTTCCTCATTAGTATTTTTGAAGAATAACGGTTTATTCTTTTTATTTTTAAGAGTAGATTTTTGGAGTCTGTTTGATAATTCTGTTGTATCAATTAATACATATGGGATTCCATTAAGAGAATAATCAGATATAATTGCGACACCTAAAGGATATTTGTCAATTACATGATGATAAATTCCTTTTGCTTTTTTAGATCGAAGGTATTGAATACAGTTACCTTCATCATATGTAGAAGTAATAGCAGTAGTCATAATGTCATTGACTTCTTTATGAAAACGCTTAATTGTTCCTTCTGCTTTTGCTTTTAAATCTTTATCATAATTCTCTGGAAGATTGTCAAATGAATATCTGACATTTGCATTAAGATTTGATTCAATAGACTCATGTACCTTACCAATAATATCATCTTCATTTTCGGCTTGTCGTACTAATTGGTTGATTTTCTGAATTTTAGATATATCACTTTGAGCGTTTAACGCAAGTTCTTTAATATCATCTAATGTAGTTTCAGATGAAGCGGAATATGATGATGCTTCATTGAACCTAACAGAGTATTGTTGACCGCCTTTATCAAAACTTTGCATTGCTTCATACATCCAATTTTCAGATTGTTTTCTAATTGCCTCTGCGGTTACAAGGACGGTTTCATCTCCATCATTATCTTGTACGCTTGAAGCGATTGTTAATTTATAATCCTTATCAGGATTGTCAATATATTCTGGTTCTTCTGATTTTGACATGAAAACCTCCTTTCTTAGAATGAGACTGATGATGCGCAGATGGGAGCATCTTTATAATTTTCGTTTGCTCTATACATTTTCTTTTTATTGTCTGTTTCGAGTTCACAAACAAAACTTAATCCATACATTAAACTTGTAGCTCTATCTCGTTTTTTACCAGAAACAATACGAGTATATGTCATATTATTTTTATCTGTAAAATCTTGTTTAATATTACTAAGTTCACTTTGTAAAATATCATGCTCCATGTGTTGAAAGAACTCTTCGTGAGAAATTCCACCACTTTTATATAAACTATCTAATTCCGCAGATGGTATTAATAGTTCCAAACTCATATCTTCAAAACATGATTTCATATATGGATAATACAAATTTATAAATCCGTTTAAACCATGTACATTTCTTATAAGTGGGAGAGCATTTTCCAATAATGTTATATCTTTTTCATCATCTGAAACAATCGGTGGATATTCAGTAATTTCCCCTGTTTTGGGATTAACGTATTCCCAAGGTTCATAAAACATACTTGGTAAACCAGCTCCT